AAAGATGCTATTTGTGAAGGAGTGCCTCGCACCACCGTGCTCACCACATCAGTGTGCCCAAACATTTGGGTTAAAAGTGTTTCTATAACACCGCCGAACATAGTAAGAAAGCTCTCATTGAGCTTTCCCTCGCGGCCAATATTCAAATTAACTATATTTGGAACTAACTCTTCACCGCTCATAATATGCAAACCTCGCACTTATACAGAATAATTAGTCTTAAAAACAATTAAAGCTTAGGTACTTTAACACCTTCCCCTAATTCGGTTTTGCCGAGAGTCGAGGTACCCGAGTCGGCGTTCAGAGCTTCTTGTTCATCTTTCTTCTGGCGTATCAGCCGAGCTAGGAACCATTCTCTTAATCTAATCGGAAGGTTATAGGCTTCGGAGAAGCTCCAACCTCCGTGATATTTTAAAACGAAAAACTGTTCGTACACGTTTTCCATGTACTCATTACTGAGGCCAAAAAAAGTCGACTGTAAAGGGAAAGTTAATATCGTCCTCGTAATCACATTGATTACAGACGAACTCCTTTCGCAACTCAGTGTTTGGCATTACCTTTTGATAAACTTCTCGTAAAAAGCGACTATCAACCAGTGTCATAGTCTCGGCGAATTTCTCTATGAGCGCTGGCTCGGTGTAGTCATTAACCGACACTATCATCAACTTTAGTTGGTCGGTCACTGCACTTTCCGGCTGCTTCTTTTTCTTACGACGCTCGGCTTGTTTAAGAAGAAAGTTTTCTTCTTTCCCTGTCAACATCCTAAACTCCACAGAAACCGGGTTGCTAGGGAGTGTTACCACAAAATTGTTTTTCACATTAATTTGGATGTCTGCTTCTACAAGCTCTTCTTCATTAAGAGAATAAGTAGTAGTTGCCTCATCTAGATTAAAATCGTGAGTACCTGCTTCGCCGCAGGAGGGACAGGTAATATTGGTGATATAGTCGGCGCCGTACCCTGACTTCCTGGCCGCTATTAAAATAGCATTTCTGTCACCGCTTAAAAGAGCTTCAGGCTTGATGCGCTTGTTCACTATTAAGTTAGTCATGAGGCGCTCGAAGGCCAGACCCTTTTCTAGCAAACTCTGGGAGGTTAAAATATCTTCTTCCTTGGCCGTCATATATTTAATCTCAATGGTCTCCTGGCCATGGAGTGGGTGTTCGGCCGGATAGAACTCTCCACGACTAGGAAGTTCTACAAGCTCCGTAGGCACCACAAAAGAAAGCGGATCGCTGTTGGGATTCGTTTCTTGAGTTGCTGCGGTCGGAGTACCTAGATCGGGCTGTTGAGCCGAAAACCGATCTTCATTATTTCGGATTGACAAAAGTCACCTCTCTTTCACAGTAATTATATCACTAAATAAGTTTTTTTTAATTAAAAGTTGAGATTACTTGGGAAGAACGGTTCCTAAAGTATCGCCTGATACGGGTCCTATCGACTTGGGCGCCTGTGCCGGCGTAGTGGTGGCCGTTGGGGTTCCGGGTCCGCTTCCGCCGCGGATACGATGACGCTCTTCCAGGCGTACACCCGGGGTGTCCTGTAACCTATTGTCGTCGTCGGCGGAGGGACGTATAATCATATTATAATCATAACTATCATATACTATTTCAATCGACACGCGGGCAAGCTCGGTGCTTCCATAATTATAAGTTCCAAAATCTACAGATGTAATATAGGGGTTTTTAAGAATCCATTGGCGCCCACGAAACAATCTCGCTGTACTCTGGGCGCCCTCCGCAATAGCGTTCCTAAGTGCCGCTGAGCCGGCTGCGGCAGGCATAAACTCAATGATATGAAATTCATCTGCGACGGAAGTATTGTGAAAAGGTATTAACTTGCCGGGAGTAAACTGTTTAACTATATCCGTTAGATCACCAAAACTACCTTCGGGTATTTCTTTAAGGCCACCGTAGGCATACAGATAAGCTGTAAGGGTAGATGCTAGATCGTGACTATAAGTGTCAATAAGTTCTATCTTGACTGGGCTAAACTCATAGGTCGTTGCTTGGTTCGGACGTACGATGGGGTGAGAGGTGGCGCCACCAGGGCTAATTTTATATACTTCAGTTTTAAATCCGGGCTTTGTGCATGATGCCGCGAGAAACTCAAAATATTTATTTTTGCCGTAGCGCCCCATGTTTAACATCTCGGGATCAATTGCACCGGGGGTTGTCCCCAGTGTCCTAGATATTAATGTTCGTGAATCATCGCTACTGTAGCCGTCGCCGGCCGGAATATATATGGGAAAAGGCACCACAAAGCGAAAGCCTCGCTTTGGTTCTACCTTGGGATCGCTCCAGCCGCCCCAAAAAGGCATTGGCTATCGCCTATCCGGCGGATACGCCAGGTCGAGTAGTATAACTAGCCCAATCATAGCGTAGTGTTAAACTGATGCTTTGTAGCTCTTCTGACGCATAATCCAAGTCCCCAAAAGATGCAGACTTAACCCATGCATTATTAAGAGTATACTGACCAATCGTTCGGCCGTCACCGTCCAGCTCTTTAATGAGTACAGGTCCGAGAGCATCAACCGCGGCGCCTTTACTAATGGTGCCCGCATCGTCGACGGCATTCCCCGAAGTCGATACGTTATCAGGGCTCACATAACCAGAGTTTGCCAAAAGAATGTGCATTAGGGCATCAAAGTCGGGAGCCATAGAGTTAACCAAAACGGCACTCACATCACTCCAGCTAATCGCCGAAGGATAGTAGTAGGTTTGTCCTAGAAACTTATGTTCACTCTGACCCACATCAAAAGATGGTTTACTTACATTCCGCGCATAGACCTGAGAAGTGGTACCATCCGGCAACGTAAACTCAAACAAAAACCGATGTGAACGTTTCGGTTCTATATTAGCATTACTCCAAAAAGCCATTATTATTTTCTCCCGTACATTTTAAATAGTGAAGGATTATAAATCCCCCTTTTTTTATTAGTCATCGAACGAAGCTCCCGTTCGGGTAACTACAAAGTCTAGCGCAATGAACTCAATCGCGCGAGTGGGCTTCAAAAGTACCTTCGCGTACATAATGTTTCGATCAACAAGTTCAGGCGTAGTAGTGGTGGTGTCCAAAATGACACGGTACTCTGCCAAACCATAGCGATTCTTAACTGAACGCAGCAGCGGATTTACCTGTCCAAGGAAGCGATCCCACGTTACTTGAATGTTGGGATCAAATAGGATTCTAGTAGAAATTCTAGAAATCTGCTTCTTAAGAAAGATGAGAAGGCGCCGTACGTTAATACGATCGAGTGCCGACGGGGTAGCTTGAAGTGTCTTCTGTCCAAAGACCACAATGCCCTCAGCCGGGAAACTCGCGATTGGGTTAATGTTGCGTTCATATAACTGGTCACGTTGCTTACTCGTCAGTCGATCAACAACGTTAGAAACGGGAAGCCCAGCAGCGCCCTGACTTAGGCCGCCGCGATTAAACCCAGCCGGAGCAAACCACAGCTCTGATACAGCCTGAGAACTAGCATATGTTCCAAGAGCCACTACAGAGGGTGGTACCCATACGGTCTGACCGTTCAACGTATCGCGCACCTGAACCCAGGGATAGTAGCAAGCACCATAACTGTTATTAAGGGCGCGCGCTTTTACCTGAGCAACTGTAGCTGTAACGGTTCCTGCGCGTGCAGAGAAGGCGTTACTGTTTTCAGACATTGGCTTAAATCCGCCTTCAAGATCAATAACCCCTAGGGCGTCTGCCCGGGCTTCACATGCGTTTATCAGATGATTAGTCAGTCCGCGCACGGTCATACCAGGCGCTGTCATCAAGTTAATATCAACCTGATCCGGATCCGATACCACGTCAACGCCCTTCTTGGCGCTGTAAAGCATGGCATAATCATTGACCGAGGGGTTCGCGGTGTTCTCTCCTCCGAGAGCACGCGTATTATTAAACGGATCGGCCTCTTCGATGTCAAAGCCATCAAAGCCGCCCGCCATTGGTACCACAAATCGATTATAATCTAGATCAAGCACCTCTTCATAAGAAGAGCTGACTGCTGTAATAGAAGTGCTGGCGCGACGGGCACCGCCCAAAGTCTTTAGGGATGCCTCAATATATCCAAATCCAGAACCACTATGATAAGCGGCATCTTGAGCACCATTCAACACCAGGTTATCCAACGAGAATCCTGGTCCGCGTTCTTGGGGCTCCGTTGATGTGGGCTCCAGACGTTGTAAAGAAGGAGGACGCATTCTAACCAGATCGATAATGGTATCATCGGGAACCAAAGATGTCTGAGACGTAGTGGTCTGCAGTCCAAAATAAGCATTCTTGTCAAGTGACAAGCCGCCGTCCGAAGAGGACAAGCGCAATGGTAACACGGGGAACTGTAAAGAAGCTGTGAGCTTCAGAACCGCGGGGCCGCAGTCCACAATGTTGCGGCCGGCGCCGAAGTCACCGACGACTTCGTTCATGGAAGCGCTCATAACACTGCCGCTTCCCGCAGCAACACAGAGCGTCGAGGCCTGGGCGACCGCAGCGATCGAACCACTATCAGAAAGCACCTTAAAAGTAGTAGACCCCGAAACAATGTTAAACCCTCTATACTTGGGAATGCCCTTAAAACCGAAGGGGAGCCAGTCTTTGCCAACAGCGCCGCGGGCGACATTGGCATCCATCTCCATACGAATATAGCGAGACTGATTGGGGTACTCTCCATAAAAGCGGAACTTCTTATTAGTGTTGTCCCAGCTTGAGTATTGATCGCCAATCCGACGAGCAATATAGTTAGGGGAATTAGGGTTAATACTAAGATTATTATATTCTTCAAGTACTACCGGATTATTATCGGTATCATCCATGCGGCGCACCTGCAGCGTAAAGGAACCATAGGGTTCATATGAAGCGTTCATAGACGGCTTGATATCCTTAAAGGCGATCTTAAGGTGGGCTTGGGCCCACTCTGCCTCATCGCGAGCGACGACGCTAAATAGTTCACGAGAACTTGCGTTAATATTAAAGCTAGCGGCGGGTCCTGGGTCCTGTGCAATGATTGGAGGAGTCTGGGGGATCTTATAAGTCGTTTGGAAAGACCCTAGGTCGGCCCGAACGCCAGCAAGGTTGCCCGAAAGTCCCAAGATTACGCCATATTTTGCAGTAGCGGCCGTCGAAAACTTATCATTAATGGTACGATCAAAAGTTTCTCCCAAAAAGTATAGTTCACGATTAGCTGCCGGAGTAATCTCCGCATTAACAAGCTGCGGATTAGTATTGAATACTTTTCGGATATACCGCGAGCTTGTCTTGTCAAAGTTAAATGTTGACTCTACCTGAGTAGTGTTGGCCGCAT